GGTCTAACGGTAGGTGGAGGTCTCTATCTTTATGGCACACAAATTAAAGAATTGCCGCAAGGTCTAAAGGTAGGTGGAGGTCTCGATCTTGGAGACACACAAATTAAAGAATTGCCGCAAGGTCTAACGGTAGGTGGAAGTCTCGATCTTTATGGCACACAAATTAAAGAATTGATGCCCTTCTAGGTTTACGGTTGCAAGATTATCTTAATCTGAGGAATGGCTCAAGCCTGAATAAATTTTCTTATTCAGGTTTTTTTGCGGACACTAAAAAACTCTTGATTTTTTCTGGCTTCCTCTTATTCTCAGGGGGTACACACTAGAAATTTCAATTTTTTCGGGGGCGCTAATGTCACTTGCGGACACAGTTTTACCATTATCCTATGGGCAATATAGTTATATTTCGCAGCAAGAATTTGATCTCACCACTCTTTCTTTAGATTTCCAATCTGGGCAAGAGGGGGAGGACGAGCTAGTGCTTATTTTTCCTAGTGGTGAAAAACGTCCTTTAACGGATAAGGGTTTTGCATCGCTGTGTCGGGTTATCCAGGTGCCTTTGTCTTTTGCTAAGCGTCTTAAAGACGATCATAATTATGAGGTTTTAACATATCTGCAAAAGCAGATGAGTATTTCTTACGTGCATGAACCAGCGGTGGTGGTTTGTGATACTAGAGAGAATACTGTACTTTCTATTACGACTAAAGACTATCTCTTAGAGAGTATTCATGCGGTTTGCGAAATGGATAAGGATATCTTAAAGATTAGTGAAACGTCTAAGGCTACCTTGACTGCCAGGTCTGAGGACGATGCTTATTTACGTTATGGATTTATCACTAAGCGCGGGAAACTAGCTGCGGACAATTCAGAATATGACTTTGGTCATGTCTTCGCTTACTCCCTATACGGTTATGAACAACCACATACCTATCAGGTAGCCGTGCGTTGTGATGATATGGCGGTTATCTTGCTGCCTTTCAAACCGGAACATTATTCTACATCGTCGTCTACGTTCGCCGGAGATTTGGTTTCTATCATCGAGAATTTTGATTCGGCGGGTTGGCTTGAACTTGACGGTTATTTGCAGAAACTTAAAGGTATAAATGCTTCTTTAAGAGAAGTAAAAGAAACCAAGCAAAGACTTGTTAAAACACTGAAGGTAGATAAAGAGGATAGGGAAACGGAGAAACGCTTTGAGGAATTCTTCGGCTGGAAAAAGCTAGTAGATAAATACGAGATTAAAACCTTAGAACCTAAACCATCTAAACGATGGATGATGGGGGCAGCATCTAATTTAAACCTATTAGACGTTTATCTTAAGCTTGTGTCTGAGACCACGCATGCACCAGATCTACTCTACGATAAACGAAGCAAATTGGAGAAATATTCTTCTAGACTGCTCGGGAGAATTCCAGATCTGGCTGAGAAGAATCCACCTAAAGTTACTTTTTGAAAGTTTTTATGAAGACCAAAACAGATATCAATGAGCGTTGGGAGACTGGGGTGGATCACCATCCTCAGTCACAAGAGATTTTCAAGGCTATCGCAGAAATCGACTTCAGGCTTAATGGAGACTCGTTTTATTTCAAGTCGGGTGGGGACGGAGACAACGGCGAGAGCCTGATGTACCTGATGGATGTGTACTTCGATGCTAAGGATAACGGGGAATTGGAGGACCTTCTACCAAAATGAAGTTCCTAATCGAAATGCCGGTATGGCTTGTTGTGCTCATCATCGTTGATATATGGGAAATGTTTCGGGAGTGAGCGAGATGGACGGCTGGAAATGTATTCATCCTGAGATTAGATAAGGAATATTTTAAGGATGAATAGATGGCGGATTTTTTAAATACGGGTGTCTTAGCTGAATCAGTCAATACTGTAGTAACGAGTGCCAGTACTGTTGTCTTATCTGATAAGACCATCGTAAGGCTTACTGGAACAATTGCTCAAAGTATAGTGTTGCCTATAGGCACTTCTTGTTTTAATGGGCAGAGATTCGTTATTGGCAATAAGAGTACTGCCACGGCTACGATAAGATATAACGACACTGCGATATTAACTACTCTAGCGTCTGGTTCGGATATTGAGATAAGGCTTTTCGATAATTCGACCTCTAACGGTACTTGGGTACTATTCTTTAGTCCTATAGGTTTCGGTAGTATTATTCCTGGAGGAATACCGGGATCTGTACTATTTGTTGGTTCTTTGGGTAATTTAGAGCAGGATAATGCTAATCTTTTTTGGGACGATAGTAATAACCGTTTAGGTGTAAACACTACAGGTCCTACCGATCCTGTAACGGTTGCGGGCATTATTAGGTCTACAACTGGCGGTTTTAAATTCCCAGACAATACAACGCAGACAACGGCGGCTTTTCCTTTAAACACGTACATCTTAACGGCGGCTGCGACGGCAGCAAATAACGATCAAATATTCGCCAATTCAGTTGGTGGTCCGTTTGATATCACCTTACCTCTAACTCCCGTCTCTGGGTATAATGTAACGTTGATAGATTATTCCACTACCTGGGAAACAAGTAATATAACGGTTAAAGGTAATGGTGCTAACATAAACGGTTCACCTGCCGATTATACGCTCAATGTAAGTGCTACTTGGGTTAAGATGCTATATGTGGATATCACTCAAGGGTGGAGAACACTGACGTTTAACGTACCTTACTGGTGACAATTAATTGACTATAGATAAAAACTACAACCTAATACTGTCGTTAAATTTAACTTCCGTAGGAACTTCAGGACAAGTACTCACCACGGACGGGGTGGAGAGTTTATATTGGTCCGATCCAGGCGGTGGTGGTGGTTTTACAGGTACTCCCGGATCTATCCCCTACGTAGGCTTAGGTGGAACACTCACAGAGGATAATGACAGGCTCTTTTGGAATGAGAGTACCCAATCAATTAAGTTAGGTGGTGATGCTAATTCAATAGAGGATGCTTCTTTATATGCTTCCATAACTGGCGGCAGAGGTAATAAAATATTCAACGGTCAGGGCGATGGAATAGTTGGTGGCAGTTTTAATACTATAGGTTCTTCCCTTATAAAGGGGAGTAGGGTAACTGTATCATTTAACGATGGTCTGGCAACTGCTGTACCGAGTTCTAATTATATAGGTATTACTCCTAGTATTTTAAACCCTAATGCCTACGTTTATGTATCAATATTTGAACCCGATGTTCCAACTTTTGGTCCGTATAGTGTCAACTCAGGTACACATCATTACTTTTGGTTTAATGTAACAGATTACAGCTATCCGAATCCTCAGGTATTCGTTTTACCTTCACCTGAAAGTAAGCCTTTTCGTTTTTCTCCTACGGGTGGCGGTCCTAGGAATGTAATTGGTCATCAAGTAGATATTTTAACTACGGATACTAATCAGCAAATACGTAATAAGTTCAGAGCGGTTGTTAATGCTACAGGTGTGTTTACATCAACTAACACCGGACCTGCTAGTGCTAATGTAGTTAACATCAATCCCGGATTTGCTAGACTTCCTGAAAAAACTTTATCAGGTCTTTTTTTAAATCTTATAAGTTTGGGTTTCACTCAAGGATCTTATACGCATGATGCATCTAATTCCTTTATAGGCGGGGGTGATCAAAACCATACATACTCATCTCATTCTGCCATCTTAGGCGGCTATCACAGTGATATCCTACCGGCTAGTTATGCAAGTCTCATTATTGGAGGTCAATTTCATGCCGTATGGGGAGGTCAATTCTCTACCATTCTAGGTGGCTATTTTAATGAAACATACTATAACTATTCTGTCGTTATGGGAGCAGGAGCGCAGGATCTCCAGGAGAATGATTTAGCGATTGGTAATTTTAGTGTCTACGACCTCCCCATAGAAACTGAAGGAGTTGAATACGGCAGACATAACCATTTTAGAATTGCCGGTGATACTTCTGATGTGCATATAGGTAGAGCCGTAGACCAAATCCCCCAATTTACTCCTGGCTATACGAATAAGCTTTGGTTGCACACGACTAACATACAAAATCAATCAAAAGCAGTTACGCTTAGAGCGCCAGACACACTAACGTCCATGGTTGATCTCACATTACCAGACAACGTAGGAACTTCAGGTCAATTCTTGACTACAGACGGTGCTGGAATCCTATCCTGGACAAGCGGTGGTGGTGGCGGCGGTGGTTTAAATAATCCGGTGGTGATAAACGGCGTAAGTTATACCTTCCCGCTAACAGGAGGGTTAACTGGTCAAACCCTAGTTACGGACGGTCTTAATACTCTTTCTTGGGATTCGCCTGGTGCAGGTACAGGTACAACAATTAAGTTTCTTACTAACCTCATCGTAATATTTGACGATCCTGGATTATCAGTGCTTCAAACACTTGTAACCGGAGATATTATCAATCTTAGATTGGCTGTATATAAGATTACACCCAACACTCTGGATCCAGTCATACTTAAATTACAAATTAAAGACGCTTTAAGTAATACATTTTTTGTAGCCTACACCACACCTTTAGTAATCACAGCAGGTCTCACTGCCTCTTACATCTTTGATGTATTCGTGGAATTTAGCGAGGGGTTTATAAGACCTATGCAGGGTTCAGTTGTAATGCATTCATCTCTAGTTGACGCTAGCGATATAGAACAACAGACACTGACTAGAAACCAAGGAATTACTATTCCAGGCTTAGATGGTTCACCCGGTCTTAGTTTTTCCGTCTTACTAGATAGCGGAGATGCTTACGCAGGGGCTTACGGCGAGTGGTGGATGACGGTGACTAGACCCGCTTGATTCCAAATCGTTTAAGCCTTGACGTTGAACCGTGCCGCAAGGTAGGTTTTTACCAGAACAAGATTTTAGGAGGCTGGTCATGGTCAATAATAACTTAATATTGTTAGAGAAAACACCGAAGACTGGTGGCGGCGACGAGGATGATGTGGGGGATTCTGCGGTTTTTTTATGTGTGCAGGATTTGCACAACAAGAAAATAAAATTTTATTTAGAAAATATTGTTAGCTGGCAGGAAACTACTAAGGGAACTGACTTTGTAGTTGAGTCCTTAGGGTTACTTAAGACACAAGAGAATTTTGAAAAAGTTTCCAAAGTGTTAGAAAAATTCATATACGTTGTATCGCCATGAAACCGAGGACGGTTAGAGAGCGTGCTCTTTTAGCAAGCATTCAACTTAAATTGATGCCCCTTGAGGATGAAATTCTCTGGGCGGCTATCGAAGAGCGAGAGACCTCTGACGAGGAGTATCTGTTGGATCTTGAGTTTGGACCTGAGCCTGAGTGGGTCGAAATCTCTCAAGAAGAATTAGATAAGATGCGTGAAGACTGGGAACAGTCTAGACTGGATGATGATGTTTAGCAAATTGAAAAATCTCTTGATCCTTGAAGATGCTCCAGTTGTAGATGGCTGCTGCTGCCGTAAAAGCCTTAGGGGTAACTAAACAGAAATTGATTACCACTGCACAATTTTATCTTAGTGTTCTCGTAGATGAACGTAAAGAATTTTTGTCAGGGTTAGACGATCAGATGAAAGATAAGGTAGGCACCACAGCCGACATAGCCTTTTTGCCTTCGATAAACTTCATATAGTGACGCTGTAACAGGGCACTCATTGTATCCTCTCTATCTGCGCAAGAAAATCGTCAAGGTCAATCTGATCTTCCCAGTATTTCATTAGAACGTCGAAGTTTATATCTATAAATTTAAAAACATCTTTCTTTATGTTAGCAGGTAGCTTGCCATTAAGTATTTTCGGTTTTTTGGAGATTGTAACAGTGACCTCTTTGCCCGCACCTGGACTAGTACCTAGATAGACTTTTATCCTAGGACCATGTGGGATACGCTTGCCGTTACTGCCGAAATAGGTGGAGGTGTAAATGATAACCCCCTCAATACCAGTTTTCTTAGGCTTAAGATTCGCCATCGCAAAAACTTCGCTTTCGCTAGTTTGGCGCAAGCGAGAAACAAAACTTAAAACCTGATTCAAGAATCGCATCGTATTTCCCTTACACAAAATATCCCTTATACACGCCATTAATCGGCATTTCCAGTGGAAACTTTAGTCTCAAAGGCATAACCTACTGTTATCATTAGTCACTAGTTTCAGAACGATGAGTGTTGGTTTCCACGGCTAAAGAGCCTATACTGGCATTCGTCGAAAAACCTTTAAGGGGAGCCATATGAAAACTACATTTAAACATTTAGAAACCAACACCGATCATTACAAATTGTCCGCCGCTCTAAAGAGTGGTTACGATCTGAAATCTACTCTTGTGGTGCGTGAACACTTAGCTAGCAATCTTATTCATTTACCTGATTACGCTACGGTCGATACGCATATTATAGTTTCTATCGTTGAAGAAGATGCTCGAAAGATGATGGGAGATCGTTACTCCGACGAGAGTGAAGCCGTTGCTTTATTAAAAACTTGGGGTGTGGATTTTTCTAAAGGTAATGCCTCTACAAAAGAAGAAGATCATAAACATAAGTTTTTGCTAGTAGATAAATTTTTTGAAATGGAGGTGAGCGCTCTTTATCCTGAGGTAATAGCTAAGTATAAAGAATGGTTTAAAGTCACTTATAACGAAGATACCGATGAAGAAACACCCAAGTCAGAACAGGAATTCCAAGAGACTTGGCCGCTAGAATTAAAGCGCCTTCTAGCACCGCGAACTGCTAACACCTGGGAACGACGCTACGACCAAATGCCCCCACCCTACAGTCACTGGGACGGCAGAAATGTATGGCAACAATATTTTTTCGTTACCCCAAAAATTGATCCAAGCGTCACCTACTACACCAGGGGAGGATCCGGTAGCTCAGGTCAACGCCACGATCAAGGCTTAATGGCTCATACATTTTGTACTCTAGACGACAACTCGCCGATTCCAACACAAGTATACTTATATACAAAACATAATGCATTCGTTCTCCAGCACGAGTATGAATCATTTCATTGTATAAATCGGGAGCTTTCCGGTAATTACCAAATTACGCTAGATGAAAAAACCCGCCTCCCACTCGCTGGGAAGCTCCTATCCCTAGACTACGAAACATTAACGTTTTCGTCCAAGGATTCAGACTTGACCGCCTATTAAAAACAGGTTAGGGTTCCGCCTCAATCTCTAATCTAGGTGGTTTTCTATGGTATTCTCTTATAAGAAGTTACTGGACAGTGCTCACAAGTGGGGCGAATCTCCTGTTTTTATGGAGTATTTGCAGTATCTGCAAGAGCAGGGTGAGTTGTTAGGTATGCAAGTGGGTGCTACTTTTGACTTTTTCATCAATAAGCAGCGAATTTCACCCCTAGTTTTTGTCCCAGGTCGTTACGCAACAGAGGAAAACCGTGCTTTAGGCACTAAGCACAAATTTGAAGTCGAAAAATTTAAGCATACTCCCGAGTGGGCAGCACATGTCATCACACTTACGGCACTACGCAAAATTGGTTGTTCTGTTGTATGTAATGAAGCCTTAATGAATGGAGTCCTTAAAAAGTTTCCTTACTCAGAATACTTAAAAGTATCTCGGGTTTATTTTGAAAAGCATTTGAATCTTCTAGCTGACATCAAGGTAACAACAGATGCTGAGCGTGAAGCTTTAAAGCAGGTTAGGAAAACTTTCCCCGCAGCACCAGCCAGAGATCTTTTTTCTTACATACCTAAAACACCAGCAGAACCCAAGGCGAAGCAGACACCCGTATTTGCTGAACCTAAACCGGCGAAGCAGCCTAGGGTGAATCCCAAGATTTTCATTCCTCCAGAAGTGTTGAACATGGGACCTAGGTTCACGGCTCAATACGTCAAAGCGATGAAGTATTAACCACTAGCCGCAGGCTTGGGAAATTCACTCAAGGTTGAGTGAATTTCCAGAGTGTTGGATCCGATGGAATTAAAACGAACTAAACTTAAAAGACGCCAAACAAAATCAGGACTCCCATGCACAGGTAAACTCTGCTTTCAGTCACTCGATAAAGCCCAGCTTAAAGCCGATGTGCTTATCCGTGTTTTCCCAGATAGACCTTACAGAGCGTACAAATGTCCACAGTGCCCATCTTTTCATCTAACTTCGCAGAGTTTTACGAGTGCCTATCTTTTTTTTAAAAAACAGCTAACGGCTGGAAATTTATTGACAGGTAGGCAAAGTGGTGTGCAAGATTAGCTAATAACGATGCAGGCGAGAAAATTGTTCCAGAGAGGGACAAACGCCGAGATCAAGAAACCCAGAGAGGGTAATAAGATGCGTGAATATGCGTTTGATGCTATTGTTTTTCTCCATAGGTCCCAGCCATTCCACAAAGCCCACAAGAAAATTTATGACCGAGCGTTAGCTTTAGGTAATCTCGTGATCCCTGTCTTTGGGTCAGATCTACAAGCGGTCAATACTTATAATCCATGGAAGTCTTCTGAGCGCAAAGAGATGGTTAAATCCTGTTTTGACGAAGAGGATTTAGCTAGGATGCGTTTTACCGCCGTGAGTGATCATCCTTACCAAGATGAGGCTTGGTTAGCTGAGGTACACACTAAGGTAAGGGATATCTTAGAGCAAGAGTATGACAATTATGAAGACTTAAAGATCGGTATTATAGGGTATAAAAAAGACGGAACTTCCGCATATTTGAATTGGTTTCCGCAGTGGGAGTTTATTGATACGGCAAGTTTTTCTAAAGGAATTTCTGCCACGGACATTCGCAACTCCTACTTTGTAGAAATGCTGGATTTCTCTGCGGTGAAGGAGAAATACCTAGCATCTAAAACCTTCAATGAGGCTCGTGAAAGGGCGTCTAGTTACAGTTGGCGGGAACACCTTCCCCCACCTGTTGTGGCGTTTCTTGAGCGGTTTAAAGAAGACGAGACGGCTAGGTGTGCTAGCTTAGTGTCGGAGCATTTGTCTAATTTAAAAAAGAAAGCGGATAAGGAGGCTTACTGTTATCCTATCATTGAAAACACGGTAGACAGTGTAGTAATGAAGAGTGCTCATATCTTACTTATAAAGCGCGGTGTTAATCCTGGTATTGGGCAATGGGCATTACCTGGAGGTCACTTAAATGAATTTGAAGAGCAGTTTGATGCGGCGTTAAGAGAACTCAATGAGGAGACTAAACTTAACTTGTTCCGCAAAGCTAATTTAAACATATACGATCAATACGAAGAGACACGCAAAGAGTTGATTAAGTGTTTTGCTGGCGAACATACTTTTGGTCATCCTCTAAGGTCCACTAGGGGTAGGGTTATAACAACCGCTTTTCATTTTCAATTGCCGGTAGAAGGTGACTTCCCTTATATAAGGGGGGCGGACGATGCTACTGAGGCTAAATGGTTTTCCATAGCGGATATATTTAGAATGCAAGAACGGATGTTTGAAGATCATTTTTCTATCATTCAATACTTTACTATGGGGAGCAAAAAATGAATTTTATTAATACCAATTTTTTCCGTCAAACCTTACTTGCCGATTCATATAAGATGACACACCATAAGATGTTCCCCGAAGGAACTAGTCATACGTACTACTACGAGGAATCTCGCGGCGGTCATCAATTTGACGAGACGCTATTTTTCGGGTTGCAGTATTTCGCTAAAGTCTTGGCTGGCGAGATAGTTACTAAAGAAAAGATTGCATACTTAGAGAAATTTTCGTCTCAGCATTTTGGTCAGGATGTTTTCAACAAAGCAGGTTGGGAGCATATTTTAACCAAGCACAAAGGTCGTCTGCCTCTATCGATTAAGGCGCTGCCCGAGGGGATGTTAGTACCTAAGCACCGCGTCCTTTTTACGGTGGAGAATACCGACCCCGACTGCTTTTGGCTTCCTGGGTATGTTGAGACCTTCTTATCGCAGATTTGGTACCCTATTACCATTGCCACGCTGGCTTACAATATCCATAAGCTTATCCTCTCTTTTAGAGAAGCCACTGGTGTAGGTACTGAGGGTAGTGAGTTTCAGCTCCATAATTTCGCCTACAGAGGTGTGTCTTCGGCAGAGACGGCAGGGATAGGCGGGAGCGCTGCCTTACTGTTCTCTAAAGGGACAGACACAACGATAGCCATCCCCTTCACACAAGAGGTGTATAATACGGATGAGATGCTAGGCTTTTCCGTGGTAGCCACGGAGCATAGTCCGACCACTGCACACGGTAAAGATCACGAGCAGGATTTTTATGAAAAGATGATTGATAAATTTCCTACAGGAATCTTATCTGTTGTCGTGGATTCTTATGATGTCTTTAATGCTTTAAAAAATTTACTAGGTAAAAATCTTAAAGAGAAGATATTAGCAAGGGACGGCGTATTTGTTTTTCGGTTGGATAGCGGATACCCGCCTGAGATGGTAAGTATTGCTGTAACCATTTTAGGTGGTATTTTTGGGTACACTACCAATGCCCATGGGTACAATACGCTTCACCCCAAAATAAGAGTGTTGCAAGGTGACGGCGTTGATTATGAGATGATCCAAACGATTTTGAAAACGATGAAAGATCACAGATGGGCGGCGGACAATATTGTGTTCGGTATGGGTGGAGCTTTACTTCAGAAGGTGAATAGGGACACGCATAAATTTGCCTATAAATGCTCGGCGGTATGTGTGGACGGAGAGTGGCGGGATGTATTTAAAGATCCAGTTACCGATCCAGGTAAGACTTCTAAGAAGGGACGTTTTGCGGTAGTCAACGAAGGCGGAATCATCAAGACAGTTCCTTACTGTGAAGCAGAACGACTGGAAGCTATGGGCGTACTGATGGAGCTTAAGCCACTTAACAGCGATTTGTTACAGGAAGTTTTCCGTGATGGCAGGTTGACCAAAGAGTATACCTTCCAGGAGATTCGTACCTTGGCTAACCACTTAATGCAGGGGGTTTAAAATGTGGACAGATATAAAAAAGATATCTAGCCTTGAATAAGGAGGAACCCACATGAACTTTGTAGCGTATATCATTATCACCGTCATAATTGCCTATGCAATCCTTAAGGCTATTGATGGCATCAGAGACACCGTCGAAAAGCTAGCGGAGAAGCGGCATGAGATCGCTCAGATGTCACATCAGCTAGAGCGGAGGTCTAGGAAGGCTAAGCCCCCGGTTCTGGAAACCTGCCCGCTATGCGAAGACTTCGGGGTGTTTAAACAAGATTCCGATGCGTTGGCGTTTTACGTCGAGTGCCGGGGGTGTAGGTGTTTTACCTACGAATACCCCGGAAATTCTGGGGACAAGAGCGCTCTGAAGGATTGGAACCGAGGCATTGTTTATTTGCCGGATCCTGAACCAGAAGATAAGCCACCACCTGGCGAAACTGGCGTGACTGGTTCTACAGGCGCTGCTGGCGAAACTGGCGTGACTGGATCTACGGGGCCGCGCACATGAAAACCGAAACGGATATCAATAAGCGTTGGGAGACTGGGGTGGATCATCATCCGCAGTCGGAAGATATTTTCAAGGCTATCAGTAAAATCGACTTCCTGCTCCATGGGGACTCGTTCTGCTTCAAGTCAGGCGGGGACGGGGACAACGGAGAGAGCCTGATGTACCTGATGGATGTGTACTTCGATGCTAAGGAGCTGGTTGATCTTGATGCTCTGCTAGAGGTCAAGCTCCAGGAGCTTTACAAGAAGAATTCAATGTGAGGCAGAGCTGTGATTGTTTTGTGTTTAGTCTGCGCGGTCTCCGAGGTGACGGAGGTCTGGGAATTTTATCTCCAGCGTCATCCGACTTGTCTTGTTGTGGGATTGCAAGACCCAAAACGATGTTTTCGCTCATCTTTGATCCTAGATTCTTTAAAATGTTATTCATCCAAAAAGTATTGGCGTCTAAGTTCTACACAAGCGAAGATGTAATCCAACACTTAGAAGACACGTCACCTGAAAGAGAATTGGATAATCAAATATTAGATATTGAAACATATGGTAAATGGGAATTAAAAAAAATACCCATAAACAAACTTTATTTTGATTTAAGTAATGTTTCTTCCCCTGATTCTAAAGCCATACTTAAAAAGTATAATGATTTAAAAACGGAAGCTCCACCCATTATAATTATACCTTCCGAAATTTATAAGGGTAGATATAGAATCGTAGATGGTTATCACCGAGTTGGTATAGCTAAAAAAAGAGGAGAGGCGGAAATATTGTCTTATCTTCCGAGTTAAATAGCAATATGCTTTACAACATGTAATTTCTCCCACAGTTGTAGTGCTTTTGGCTTAAAGGTTTTACCCTGAATTAACTTGTTAAGTTCGGGAATAATTAGTTTGACTTTAGTCATATCCTCTTTTTTGAATCCCAAAATAGAAACATGTGGTCTTAGTGAAAAACCTTTATCCTCAGACGTGAAGAAATCCTCATAACGCGAATGAAGAGCTTTTTTCAATTGCACTTCTCTTGTCGGCGCATCCAAATCAATGACAAGATAATCAAGACCTGAAGCTGGTGCCGGTAGCGTTGAAATTCGTAACATCTTATAAGTAGGAATTAACCCCTTCGCCATATTCAAAATAGAAGGAAATTCTTCACTTTCAAGTTTATTGAAAAAACCAATCGACAGGTGGCTCCAATCATTGCCAGCACTCTTAGGGCTGAGGTTAAACCCCTGGTCTAACATCTTTTCAGGACTGTCCGGTGCGCGAGCCTGGAGTAAGTCATACTTCACGCCAGATGCATTTAAAATCTCCCTAGCACGGCTTAAAATCAACTTAAAGAGGTCTGGATCAAACTCCCAAGCAAGCAATACACCCGTGAAGGTTTTGCTAGTAACCAATTGATATTGTGAGGTTATTTTGCTGTAAAAGTTCCCTGTCATATTAGTCCTTTAGTCCAAAATCTAATCAATCCGATATGTTAAATCTGTGCAACTAAAGCTTTTCGCGTATATGCCGATAAGTTTTTAGGAGGAACGTAAAATGCGACATCAAGACGGTGATATTATTTGGGACGTGGATCACGTTAACATAGACGGGCATATGGTGACAGAGATTCGCTTTCGTAAGCAAACATGCGGCGAATTCAAGGGTCACTATCATGGTATGTTCTGGCAGCTACCTATGATTTTTTTATCGCAGTTCATTGATCCGGAATATAAGCTTTGGTCTGCTTACCTCGGAGAACATTGCATCGGCAGTAATGTGGTATACGTCAACGGGAGCGTCGAAGCTAAGGCAGTGATAGAAAAGTTTGCAAATTCTTAGATCGCTTGCTATTTAAAACTCCGTAAGCTAGGCTCCCCCTACTTACAGGAGTTTTAGCATGTTTAAAGATCTCTCCGAGGCGGTGGCTAAGCAAATTGATGCGATGAAAGACGATCCCTGGTTCGAGGTAGCACTACCTAAAGACGAGCTATGGGATCTTTATTTAGCATCGTTCCCCGAGGGTGTTAATCCTTTTTACAAAGCTAGAACTGAGCATGATTGCAATTGCTGCAAAAACTTCATCCGTGATATCGGCGGATTGGTTGCTATTTGCGGTACTGCGAGGGTGGTCCACCACCGCCGCATTCGGCGTCACTTCTGCACGCTGAACAAAGAGTATTTTCTATGGGCTAATTGGAATGCTCATGGTTCCCGTATTCGTACGGCGATTGGTACTTTGCTTCAAGATCTCTTCTCCTGGATTGCCGTCTGGGAGGCAGACAGAGCAGTTGAACAGGCGCGAGAGTTTGATCGCACCGAAGTAAGCACCGCAGGGAATGGGCGGCGAGTGGGATACCCGTTTTAAGGTGTGCTTCCAAGAAGTCGAAAAACAATGTCGTGATCGCAATGGAGAAAGCCATGAGTTCTGAAGACCCCGTATGCTGGATGTGGACGCTGATGGTCGAAGATGATTTCGAGGGAACTAATGGGGGGAGGAGGATCATGCAGATCCCAAGCTTTCACGACACTGAAGATGGGATCAAGAGAGAGGTCGAAAGCCGTTGGTCTACTGCCGTGGTTGCGTTTAAGGAGAAAAATGGTCTCTGGTTTTCCACACTGATGGGATAGAGGCAAGCGAACTTTTTCTGGAGGAAACAGATGTATTGGTTAAGCCGCCTATGCGTGCTGGAAAAGGGGAAAACTCCTGGGACTGCGGGGATGATGGAACCTATGGTCTTACGTCCCCCTATGAAGGTCCTGAAGTTACTTACATGAACAAAGAACAAGCTTTTGAGTATTGTTGCAGGCGCTACTGTGAGGGTGTGTCTAAAGCTATCCACAAATACGGGCGGGGAAGCGGCGATATCGCACCCCCGGAGGAAATAGGATTTAAGTACTTAGGCTTTCAGTGTCAAGAGATCCTCTAGCATTCCTTATCACATCAAACATCTCCTGCAAAGAGATGCGACCTAAATACTCGGTCCAAGAATCTCCGTCGTAACTTGTATCGTACCCAAACAGCACCAACCACTGGACACTGCGGATAGGTAGCCTTTGGGGCACGCTGTATTTTTTCTTAGCCATCAGTTCATCTCTGACAGCCAAAGCATCCTTGGTGAAATCTTCAGTATGCTGATTCACCCAAGCCATACCATTCTCGTCGCACTCAAAACCCACACCGCAACCGTAACCCCACACCACGCCACGGTCGCATCTGCCCTCAGTGACATAAGACACCCGGAAACCAATGATGTCTTGTAAGAACTTAGCCTCACACTCAGCGTCTAGATCAATCTCGTGAAGTAAACCATCATTAGGGAAGGGACGCTTCTCTACAGGTATCTGCTCTACAATCTCCTCGTTATCACACGCGCTTTCCTCACCGTTACTCCAAGCATGGAAATCCTCTAGCTCAGCAAGGGTAGTCTTATCTCCAGCCTGGAAAAACCGCGCCGTAACCTCAAGCAGACAGTCAACTTTAATCATTAGCTATTCCTTCAAGGAGTTACAGGGCAAAGTCATAATAGCCGTTGCAGCCGAATCATCAAGGACTTTGGAAGCAAAAACGCCGAGATCTTGCTTGCAGCCGTCCTTATAAGCGATCCAGATCCCCGGACCCGTTAACTTTAACTTTTTTAGGCGGTCGATGATTTGTGCGTTGTTAGTCATTAGAAGATCCCCGCGTCAATTTAAACCTAAAATTCCCACTATTCCAAATAGCCATAATATCCGCTTTCTCCAGCATCTTCTCAGCACTTAACCCCTGCCCACGATGCTTAGCTACTAGATCTTTTATTTTGTGAAGCTGATAATTTTGACGTGGATACCACCTGCGTTCCTTTTTAGCATAAAAAGATAACATGGGTCCTGCATCATGCTCAAAAGAAAAGCCAGCTTTAACGTATACACTATCCTCCCAAGCAGGAGTCCAATCCCTATCAGCATAGGTTTGGATATCACCTGGGGGCAATAAAGGAAGACTGTTCTTTAATAGTTTAGAAAACCCGCCACGTATAAGCGTATGCTTCTTCACGCAGAATCTGGCTATATCTATCAACCCTCTTAAGGTCCTAAAGCATACAACAGCTAGTAACTCGTTATTGCGCTTTAAGCCACAATATAGGAAGCTTTTAGCTTCACCTTGGAGATGGTTCGCCAAACAGAATGCTCTGCCTTCAGCAGAAGAAATCACTTCAAATTTAGTTTTTCTTGCATCTATCCGCTCCTGGTAAATTCCTAGCACACTACATATACGACTCTTAACTATTTCAACATTTTGAAATTCCCATATGTGATATACTTTTACCCCCGCCTCTTGAGCTAAATCGGTTTTTTTAACGCAATCCTTTTTAAGGCGATGGTAAAATACACCATTGTATTCAAACGCTATTTTTTCCTTAGGAAGATACATATCTAACTCGAACGGTTTTATAACATTCCTGTCACCAGACAATACCTCAAAGCCTAACGATCTAATATAATCAGCATAAGCTATTTCCTGAACCGACTTATTAAGTGGGTAACATTTAGGACACCTCGGCGTCATAAAAACATCATCCACAAATACATTGCCACATTTATGCCTAATATTATAAGTGCGCCAAGCTATATGTTTACCCTCAGCATCAGACATACGATTGCCTTCGTATGCTTCCAGCAGATCATAGCCATTATCCCGTAGGTAAGTCGCTAACCTATTCTTACGCGCAGAAATCTTACCTTGGGCAGACTTAAACTTAAAATGTGGAACCTGAGAATTGAACTCCACACCATACACATCTAGGTTATATCTTTTCACATCCGCTTTAAACTTTTCCGTTTGAAACAAATACTCCGAACCGTAACGCTCTAATACCGTCTTTTGTTTTCTATCCCAGATCTCTTGGACATGGGCAGGATGCGCCGCGCCATAACGCTCAAGCATAGTGGACCGCATCTTATCCCTAAAAGCATTCCCCACATTTTCTACACCATAACGCTCTAATACCGTCTTCTTAGTCTTAATACTCTTTTCAAGATTCTTCTGCTCTTTAGACTTTAAAGGTAAATTATTCTTTTTAAACCACCTCTGTATAGAAGTAGTTACTAAATTATATTTAATACCAAGTTCAGGAATACTCATGCCGGAAAGATACTCAGCATGGAGTTTTAAAATTTCTTCTTTAGTCAAAATTAATACCAACATCACTACATAGGTTAAATAGTACGTAATTAAGTGCTTGAGAGTCGCGGCGTATCCCAAACCTCTATTAATTAATATCGATACCGCTCCCTACGGGAAGTTATCACAAAAGAACTAATTAGACGAGTAATCGTCACCGGGAAAGCTCTGACGTTTTTGAATTTTTAAAAAAAAATTCACAGACCTTTGCGTTCATATTTTTTTTGATAACAAATGTAGGAGTATAACACATGAAACTTTCTAGAGGAAGGGTTGGTGCTAGTTACCAACCTAAAATTCCAGTGACGGAATTCCGTCCTAAAGGCAGTAATCAACGCCTTGCCAACGGTGCAGAAATTGATGCTTACGATAAGCAAGACCTTATCCGTAAGATTGGCTCTTTGTATGAAGGTGTCAAAAATGGCGTCATTGCTCGTAATGATGACGACATGATGTCTACGGAAGCTCGTCGCGATGTGGTGGAAGCCCGCGCTGCCGCTCTCTCGGACGCACTGAATGATAAGACCGGCGTTAAGTGGCAAGCCCTCGGTGAAACCGTTACCGAAGAAATCTACGAAGCACTCGGTCGTGAAGGTTTTACCCGGAAAATTCTTGGTTTCAAACCAATCAAAAGAGGCGACGTTGCACGTATCGCAATTCGGCGTAAAGATGTTATCGGCTATTACATTGCAACCACCAGTCCTACTGTTGTTGCTTCGGTTGTTCGTCAAAGCTACGTGCATCCACCAGATGCGTATTTGACTTTCCGCATTGAAATCGATGACTTAGAACTGGAATTGGCTGATACGGACTTGCTTGAGCACAAATACAATGATGGTCTTGAGCAGATCCTTCGTGAAGAAGATCTACGCACCAAGGCTCTCCTTGATGCTTCGGCACCTACGTACAACGAACTGGTGTTCTTCAACGCTTTCACGCCTAGCGTGTTCCAAGCGATGAGAACGCAGATTAACGAAGTGGCAAAAGCCGCTTGAGCAGTCTGCCTTCAATAGTAATATTGATGATAACAACTTCGTGAATTGCTGGAAGCCCTTAGAGTCTTGACTACTACAAAGCAATCCGAGAGGATAGACTTGAAAGTTATAAAAAAGCCAAGAATTGGGTAATCAGCAGCCAAGCTCCGGTGGAAACGCCGCAGAAGGTTCAGAGACTAGACAAGGAATGAACGATGACTGAGACGAAAACAAAAGAAGAAATCAATAAGGCAAGAAGCCTTAAGGTTAAAGCCTTTTGGTCGTCCATGACGGTAGAGCAGCGTAAAGAAAGGAACGCAGCGATCCGCAAAGGCTATCTAGAGAAAACGTCTAAAGAAGAAAGAATTACGCACGCCAAAAAAGCAAGAGCCACACAAGGTAGTGACTGGTCTGCCCACGGTGAAAAAGTTAAAGCGTGGTGGAGCAATCTTTCTGAAGAAGAGTATTCTATAGAGTGCAGTCGTCGAGCAAAGTGGTGGAAAGACATGCCGGAATCCGAGTATCTAAGAAGGTGCGAGGAATTCAAAAGAAAGTGGCAAGATCGTCCAGAAGAACAGAAACTAAAACTTCTAGACATCTATAAAACTAATATCCGTAAGACATTTGGTAAAAGAGACACCTGGATAGAAAAAGCTTGTGCTAAAGACTTATCTTTAAGTTTTGAAAAGCAAGTGGTTATTGCAGGTCGCAGCGTTGACTTCTTCGTTAAAGAAATCAACACAGTAATTGAAACTTACGGAACCTTTTGGCATTGTGATCCTAGACTTTGGAAAGCTACAGATACACACCCTCTACGTAATAAATCAGCTTCTGATATTTGGATGTTTGATCATGCAAATCAACAGAAGTTTCTCAAAGAGCATAATGTAATAATTCTTTGGGAAGATGACTACAGTAAAGACAGATTATCCGAAGCTTTGAGTGTCATTCTGGCAAGTCCTAAAGCAAATACGCTATGGACAAGCCTTACAGGGGAATTCTCTCCTGAGTGCGAAGCAACCTCCCCTAAAGAGGTTGAAGATATAGTCCGTCCGTTAGGAAACTAACGATCCAACGTGCTCGTTGGACAATTCCAGTTGCACATGCTCTTATTGCCGTGGACCTGTGGAACGATATTCTTACCGATACTGAATTTTCGAGTTATTATGATCCAGTTTCTAAGCATCAAGTCATCATGGAAGGTAACCTCGGTTCTTTCTTCGGTGTCCAGTTGCTCACTGACGGTTTCCGCGAAGAGAACTTGCAAGTTCTAAATCCAGGCGAAGTTTACTTCCTTGGCACGCCGAAGGCTTTGGGCGTACTGATGGAGCGTAAACCGTTGACTGTTGACAGTGTAAACCAAGCAGTTGTTGGTCGCCCTGTCAGGGGATGGTTCGGTACCGCAATTGTTAGCCACGCCGTGGTCAACGCGCGCAGTGTAGTTAGAGGTCAGCGTATTAGTTAATTAATTTCTGTGATTTAAGAAGAGCCGGATCTCCAAGAGACCGGCTCTTTCGCTATTGCTGTACCAAACCAACTGCGAACCAACCAACTGCAATCATTAATATTTCTTTACATTTTCGCGGCGACGATCTATTGTGTGGTGAAGGAGGATTCATGCATTACACAATAAAAATGAATGAATATACGACAGAAGTGCGCAAGTACATTGCAGAGCATCATTATACGCAATCAGCACCGCTTTTAGCTGAGTATTGCTTTCACCTCTTAGATGGGGATTGCCGCTTAGGTGTGGCAATATTTGGGTTTCCAACAAGAATTCAGTCCCAAAAGCTTCATCCTAATGATCTAGAGCTTTTACGTTTCTATGTGGAAGATGGTACAGTACCTAATACCGAAAGTTTTTTTCTGGCTTCTTGCTTGCGGCAGATAAAAAAAATTGAGGATAAAGTCACTGGTGTAATCACTTACGCAGATCCCACCGAGGGTCATAGAGGCACAATTTACAAAGCCTCAAATTTTACTTTAATCGGTATGACGGAACCTTCATTTCATTATCTAGACACGGAAGGTCACCGCTTCCATAAAAAGAGTATTTGGCAAAAGGCAAAAAAAGCTCGGATTCCTATAAAGGAATATGCTCAGTTTTTGAATTTGAAGCGTATAGAAGAGAAACCTAAACTTAAATTTAGATTTAAAATAAAAGACGAAACAACTTTTCCCATATTTGGTTGGGTGTATAAAGTTACTAACAAAATTACTAATAAAGCATATGTAGGGCAAACCATACGCAAAGTATCCTATAGATATGCCCAACATTTAAGTGATTCCCGTCGCGGAAGCGCATTACCATTCCATGCAGCCATCCGTAAGTATGAACCTAAAAATTTCTCTTTAGAGATTGTGGGTACCGCTTACAGCCGTTTAGAACTTAATAACCTAGAAAGCACGCTAACACAAAAATATGATTGCTATGTTCCTAGGGGGTACAATTTACGGGTAGAAGAATATGAAGGATGGACTATTCCTGATGATGTCATATACCAGATATTTGAACTTGTTTCTAGAGGAATATCCTATATTGAGATAACTGAGAAGTTAGGTATCAGCAAAACGCTTATACATGAATCCATTAAAGGAATACGAAAGCCAGAACTAAAAGAATCTTGGGAAAAAGTTCATGGAGATATTCGTCCAGATATAAGAATAAAAATAACCGATGAAAATCTTTTAGAATGTTTCAAGTTAAGAGCGACCCAAATGGGAGTAGATGAAATTGCAAAAAAATTCAATTTAAATACTCAATGGCTGAATTGCGTTTTTACTGGGTTATACCGCCCTAAACTTTTAGAAAAATGGAAAAAAGAGGGTGGGAGTGGTTTTTCCTTTGGAAGAGAAAACACAATAAAAGCGGCTATAAAAAAAATAAGTAGAAAGCTAATCACAGCCGAAGGTAAGGAATTCGCATCTATAAAAGAAGCCGCCGAATTTCTTAAAATATCAGATTCAGCTATATGCAAAGGGATAAGAATCAATAAACCAGTAAAAGGTGTGCTGTTTTGTTATTTAGATGGTGAAGTAAGGAAGCCAGAGGAGAGAGCGTGCCAAAGCAAAAAAGTGCTAGTGGACGGCAGAGAATTTGAAAGTGTTAAAGCCGTAGCTGCGTATTTTAATGTTACTTGTAACACTGTTAGTAGAGTCTTGACTAAGAAAACAGATAGACTAAAGTTACTAGGTAAATATGTAATAGAATATGCCAATGGGTAGGAGATTAGCCAAATCATTGTTAGCAATGCGGGACATAGAGGCAAAATCAATTCAATGTGATATTTGTTTGAAACAGATCGGGGAAGAACGGCACTCTGTTTTAGATGGACCGGAGATCCCTGCATCCTACTACTTACCAGGAATTGACGAGGATCATTTTGATGATTTTCTTGATTGGTTAAAAGAAGCCTCTCCTTATGTAGAGATATGTATGGAATGTTGGGATACAAGAGTTCTTCCGAATGGTACGGCTAGAGATCTAGCAATATGCAGGGCACTGCAAGAGTACCTTTTGTGGCTAAGTGATCACGAGCGGGATGAACAAAATGGGTAAACGTCGCACGGAAGAAGATATAAGAAATCTCTATCAAGGGTATGTAGATATCAAACAATCTTTCCAAGATTTTGCCAAAAAAGAAAAAGTTGATAAAGATATTTTAAGACGAGACTTTACCTCTTTGAATTTACCGCTCCACCCACATGGAGATTTGAAGCTAAAACTCTCCGAGGAGAAGGCTAAAGAGATTCACTCCTTATATTTGGGTGGTCAGTCTATAGATGAAGTGGCTGCTTTAGTTAGTATTGATCGCAGTTCTATACTGCGTACTTTCAAGCGACTATCCTTGAGCCTTAAGGATGTGAAGCAGCAAAAGCTGGAGAAGAGAGAACGCACTTTGAAAACTACTAAAGAGCGTTATGGTGTAGACAATGTAGCACAAACAACAGAATCTCGCTTAAAGGTATCTAAAGCTTGGAAAGAAACTGTGGATATTGAAGCGGTTTCATTAAAA